AGCCAGCCATGACGCCATTCGGCAGCGTGATGATGCCCTGCATGCCGGGCAGTGGCAAATCCCAGTTTGTCGAAGGTAGCGGCTCGCCGAGTGCTGTATCGGCCAGATCGTCGTTGAACGGGAACTCCCATAGATCGGGTGCCGTGTGCGTGAAGTCAGCGATGTCCTGTTCCGTCACGAAGCGGAAGATGGTGCCAGTGGCACCCGTGGCCGCACGATACAGCCGCACTTTTTCGACCCGATAGTTGTCAGCGGCGCTCGACAACTCGTAGAACAAAGTCATGAAGTTGAGATCACCGAATCCACTTGGGGTGTACACCGGGTTGTTACCGGCGATGGTCGTCAATGGTGGTGATGGTGCTGACTCTTCGCCCACATCGTTCACGTATGTCTGCACGTAGTCCGTGAGGGTCGTGGTATCGATGCCTGACTGGGGGATGTAGATGCCTGTCGGTGCTTGGTGCGGTGCCAGCACACCGAGCGGCCGCACCTGGGAAGGATAGGGCGGGGAGCCACCGAATGCCATCGTGTGGTTCGTCCACACAGGAGTCGCGTAGATGTTCGGGTTGGTGATGTAGGTGCGTTCGTCAGTATCCCCCGGCACCGGGCCTCGGGTGACATCAGTCGTCACACCGGAAACCTCCGGCCATGACAGGAAGCCATCCCGCAGCAAGTAGATGCGCGTGACTGGTGGTGGTGTCGTGCGGCCGGCAATCGCGAGTCCAGGCCCGAACTGCCGCCACGCTTCAAGATTGCCCGAAACGAGGCGCGCATTCGTTGCATCCTGGCCGAGTGTAGCCGGCAGCAATCGCGGGTTAAGTCGCGGCATGACACCACCGAAAGCGACTTGAGAGCGTTCCATATCAATTGATCCGAAGGGCCATGAGAGTGCCGAAACCGGACACCGAACCGCCACTGAAGTCCGCTTCCTGCACGGCGTAGTAGGTGACCACGGAGTCCGAAGCGCCGACCGGGATGTTCACAAGCTTGAATGACATGTTGACCTGGAAGATCGAATTCACGCTGGCTGAACCGTACTGCTGCGTGCCATATGATTCATCCTTGATCGTGGGCAACGTGTCCGGCGTACCGCTGATCGCCCACTGCGTGCCCGTGAGGCCGGTTGCGCTGGCAGCGTTGTAGCCGAATGAACCGATGATCAGATAGCGACCCGGCGTGAGCGTCAGGCTGTGCACCGTCTTCGCCACACCGGTCGACAACGCCACAGCATTGCCCACGAGCTTCTGGTCGCGCTGCGTCTCGCCGACCACACCCGTCTCGGCCGCGTTGTTGTCCGTGCGACCCATCGGCATGCCAGCGGCGCCTGCGGCCACGTAGTGGATGCGGATGTCGTTGGTCGAGCGCCGATAGGTGAACTTGATCTTCAGGGCACCCGGTGAGGACTTCGGCAACTTGACCGAACCGGCGCTCGTGTTGATCGAGCCACCACCCGTTACCCCGAAGTTCAACTGCGCGATCGGGCCGCCCGTGAGGGACAGGAAGCCTTCCCAGTTCGCCGAGTTGTCGGTCTGGAAGTTGATCGTGTAGCTACTGATGCCACCACCCGTGGTCGAAAAGTAGTGGATCGGCTCCGGATACTTGATCTGCCGGTTACCACCATCGCTCGTGGTCGTCGGGGTGAAAGCATTGTCGCGGTAGGTGATACCGTGGTCGAACTCGAACGTGCCATACATCGCGTTGCGCGCGAAGTTGCCACGATCACCGATCTCCACCCGGTATACCGGATTGATATCATCATCCTCATTGATGCCGAGTGCGATGTGGGACAGCACCGGCCCCAAGGCGCCGAAACGCCACGTGCACGTATAGGAGTCGGAGAACCCGTAGACGAATTGGTTCGAGTGGCCTTGAACGAAGGGGAAGGTCGAAAGGCTGGTGTACAACAGCGTGCCGCTGCCGGCATCCGTGAAGTTGAGGTGCGTCGGGTTGTTGTTCTCGACAGGGTTGACGCACAGCAGGAACGTGTTGTCCGGGTCGCTCACGTTGTCGATGTCAACGTAGTAGACCGTCCGATTCATCGTCAAGCCGGTCGGCGCGACACCCATCGTATAAAAACCGATGCGATGGTTCGTCTGGAACCCGTGTGCCGTCTTCTCGATCAACATCTTGCCGTTGCCGTCATTCACCACGGCTTCGACACTGTGGATGGTGTCCGTCCATCCCTTCACGTCCGGCGCGGAGCACAGCGGCTCGAATGCACTGACGTAGCACTCACCGATGCCGGTGGCCGTGCTGTTGTCGTTGCCGCCCACGCTGGCGTCGATCAGCGTCTGAGGTGCCGTGCCGAACGAGCCGCCCAGTCCGAATCCACCGAAGTTGCCAAGTGTGGCAAAGGTGGTGTAACTCTGGCTCGCCGTTCCGTTGTCGGTGATGTCGATCGCCGAACCGCCGAGCGTGGCCGCGAGCTTGAAGGTCGAGTCCCCACCCACGAGCGTGTAATCACGAACGTAGTAGGTCGTGTTGACTTTCAGCGGTGAGCACAGCACGCCCGTAGGCGCGTTCGGTACGACTTGAACCGCCGTTCCATTGGCGAGGTTCTGCTTGGTCGTCGTGAACGTGTCGGTCGTTGAATCAACGGTGTAGACACCTTGGGTGCCGACCGGATCAGTACGAACGTGGGTATTACCCCAGAAGGCGACGTTCTTGTACTCGACGACGCCGATGTTCGAGTTCAGCCGCGTGTCGCCATCGGCGAGCGCATTGTGGCCCACGCCATCGGAGTCGAAGTTGACACCGTGCTGGTGCATCATGCAATGGCTGATCTGGCCGCCCGTCCAGTCGCCCGTACCGCCATCGAGCCGAGTCCAGTCGTTGAACTCTGAGCACATGAAAACGAAATACTTGCGCTGGTCGAACCACACCGAACCGCACGTGATCGATCGCTGCGTCGGATCGCTCCACATATTGCCGGTGGTCGCGTAGCATCCGGCCGCTTGACCGAGCTTGAGGCCGAACTTGCCACAGCCGCCCACAGCCCAGTGACCGGAGAGAACGACGTCGTTGCCGCTCAACTCCATGCCGTAGAGGTCGCAATTCAGGCAACGCAGCGAGTGGGCATGAAAGCGGCCGTTGCCGCCTTCGACATTGATGCCATCGCCCGTCCAGCCGATGATGTCGCAGTTGTACCACTCACCGGCAACATAATCCTTGTTGCCGCTGTAGTTGTCGTCGGCGTCGTTCGGGTTGTTCGCCGGATTCGGGTTCGGGATGCGGACACCGTGCACCACGTTGCTCTGCGTGGTGTTGCGCGCGTCGAGGTTCAACCCACGATAGACCGGCGAGAACGCCAGACTACCAGCGGCATCCGGCTGATCGCGAGCCACCCGGACGAATGCTGCTTCGGCGCCTCCTCCGGCCGATGCCTGACCTGGATAGGGGCCGGTCAACGCCGGCAGGTTGTCGCCAGGAACAAGCACCGTGGCACCGCGCCCGTCGTTCGGGAACGAGACCGATGGGTGGATGTCGAGAAGATTGCTGACCTTGATCGGCCCCCACGTGGGGAACTTTGCCCGCGGCTTCTGTGCCGCGACGAACGAGCCGATGTTCGGTGCCACTGCCGCCATGATGGCGGCCCAGTTGTCGAAGGAGCCGTCAGCAGTGATACCGCCGATCAGTTCGGCATCCGCCGTCGTCGGTACCGAAACGGTGACCTTGTTGCCGGCGCGCGTGGCGGTGATGCCGTCACGGAAGTCGAGCGTATCGGCATCCGGCGGCCCGAGGGCTACACCCTCCGCCTCGAACTGAAGCGACAGGCCGAATGCTTCGGCACCGTCGCCTTCTTGTGGCGGCACGTCGATGCCGAAATCACCGCCGGGCAGCGAACCAGGGCCGAGTTCAAAAGGCATGTCATGCTCCCATCATCGAGCCGAACCAGCGCGAACGCGCACGAATCGACCCGGTGTTGTACGCGCGTTGCACTTCAGCCTTACCGTTGTTGATCGAGGCCTGGAAGGCAGCAGCATGCCTCTTGGCTTCGTTCATATCCGTCCACGGTTGACCGGGGATCGACAACAGGTAGGCGAGAGCGCCGGATTCGATGTCGTTGCTGTACTTCACCAGCGGCGCATCGGGGATGACGGCTGTAGGCTCCGCAGACTCCTTGGGTGAGATGATCAGTGAGATTGTCAGGGCATAGACGATGTCCGGCGTCGGATCGAGTGCGATCGTGCCTTCCGGGATGTAGCAGTAGCGCCGCGGCCGCCCAGGCGGAAGGTTGGGGTTCCACTGCGTGGAGTCCGATGGTGCGACCGGGAAGATGCTTGGTGTAGGAAGTGACGAATCGGTCACACTCACGGCACGGATGCCCATGATGTCCAAATCCGGATCGGTGCCCAACGTCATCACCTTAACGCCCGCGATCGTCGGGCCGCTCAAGTTCATGCGCAGCCACTGTGTCTGTTGGCACCATTCGCGCATCGCGCGCGTGTACGCGCGTCGCAGCGTGATGTTGGGCGCCTTCCGGACGATCTGCCGGACATTGGTCAGGACGTCGTCAATGAGCGTGGTCATGTCGGGTTCCCCTGCGAGACGCGGGCCGTGTTCGTTGCCTGCACCTGGGTCTTCAAACCGATCAACTGCGCCCACTGCTGTCGGTACATCGAGACCTTCTCGATGCTCGCGCCGACTCGTTGCGATGGTTTGCCGAAGGCCTTCGCCATGGCGTAGCTCACGACTGCTGGCACATAGATGTCGGCCAGCGGGAAGTTGTCCCCGATGACCACGAGCCCCGGAATCGCGCCGTATTGCATGCGAACGCTCGATGCGCCATTCGACGGCGGGTAGACAGTGAAGCGCCGCGGCTTGCGTTGGTCGATCTCGTAGTGCTCGATGTCGGTGGTCGGCGTGCGCGCTTTCCAGTTCGGGTCGGCCGATTCGAGCATGGCCTTGTCTACCTGGGTGATCACCTTGCCGGACACCACGTTGTAGAGGATGTCGAACAACTGGATCGCGTCAGCAGGCAACGGTTGATCTGTTCCGGCCGCCAGCGTCACATCGACACTCTGCACGGCCACGTCAGGCTTCGCAGCGCACGTGGCCTGCACACCTTCGTTCAGGTAGGCCACGAGTTCATCATCCGACCAGCCAGAACCGGGCGCCGGGTCGAACAACTCAGTACGCATGTTGTCCACGATGTACTGCATGGCCGTGGTCATCACTTCACTCCGGTGATGTCAGGCATCGCAGACACGGCCGTGATGCCGGTCTTGTCGCCGAGCACGAGTTGCCAGCACCGCTTCATGTGGAAGTCGGCCTTGCTGAAATCCTGCTTGAGCGAACTCTTGGTGTAGGCGAAACCCAGCACGCCCTCGTAGAGTGCCGCCAGGAAACGATTCGGAATGCCCGTCAGGCTGTCGCTGGTCGCAGAGACCTTCACCGGTTCCGCGCCGTAGTAGACGGTGATCGTGGTGTTGTTGACCGCAGGCGGGTAGACGTAGAAGACTGTTGGCACCTTCGGATCGTAGAGCACGAGATTCACCGGCCCTTGAGGGTCGCTGACCCAGAACGGGTGCACGCGCACGAACTCGCTGATCGGGACGATCGAGATGTAGCCGCCGGCCCCGTCACTGCGGAACGCGTTGAGAAGGACAAGCCCATCGTCGGGCAGGTTTTGCTTGACGCCGGCCACCAACGTGAGGTTGGTGTTCTTCGGGATGAAATCGGGCTTCATCGACGAGATCATCTCCATGGTGGCGTTGAGCCACCCCAGTAGTTCGTTGTCGGTGTACGCCGTGCCGGCAGCATCCAGCAGGGTGCTGCGGCACATATCGATCACATCGCTGGCGACGATGGGCATGGCTCACTCCGACATATCGACGGGCTTCGAGGCGCCCTCGCTGATGGTCGCCATGACCAGCTTGCGCATGTCACCGATCTTGGAGTCGGGTTGAAGGATGAGGCCGTACTCATCGTAGGCGAAGGCGATCAACTCCGTCTTCTCCATCTTGCCGATGTCCACGGGCTCGCGCTCGACGTCGCTGGCCGAGGAGTCGATCACGCGCCGCGTGGCAGCAATCGACGCGACGTAGGCCATGCGCTCGGGCAACTTGGCATATGGGTCACCGCGGTATGGACGGTAGTCCTGGTGGGACGCGATGTTCGGCACGTTGGGCATGAGGCGCCCATCGTTGATGTTGATCAGGAACGGAATCTTCGTGTCCTGCTTGCGGGCCTTCAGGCTTGTCGAGATCGCGCTTTCCTGGTCGGGACGGAGTTCCATGGTCACTTTCCTTTCAGTGGACGACCGGCGCCACGAGGGCGCCGGTCAGGGTCTCGTCACTGGGGCGAGAAGATCACGAGCCGGTCGGGCCGCCGGGCGTGTAGGCACGACCCTTGGCCTTGAGGCCGCCCATGTTGCCGCC